ATGACTCAAGCAGTAATGAGATTTAGACAAGGTGGCTTTGTTGACCATCCCGAAGACTATGAGGATGAACCGTTGCCACAACAACAAAGGACGTACTATTAATGTCGAAGGCAAAAATAATAAAAGGTTTACTATCTTTATTTAAAGAAAAGACTTCTAAGAATAAAGCTAAAAGAATTATAGCTAGTGGTGAAGATCCTGCTGAGTTAGGTTTTGCTAAAACAGTAGACATGGGACCACCACGTGATCCTGGTGTAGATTATGAAACTGCAGCCGCACTTAAAAAGTCACGTAAAATTTTTGATGCCCAACAAAAAAACTTAAACCCATTACAAGATGAGTTGGATAGAATGTTGGCATTAGAAAAATCTAATCTAGATAAATTAAAAATTCAATCAGCAGAAATGGAAGAGATGACTAAAGTGCTAGATGAATTTAATCGTATTGCCGATGAAGATGGTATTGAAGAGGCTTTAAAAGCCTTGGAAGGTTTAATGAATCCTAAACGAACGCTGAACGCGGACGGTGGTAGAGTTGGCATGTTATCAGGTGGCTTAGCTAAAGGTATTATGCAGGCAGTCAATGCTGCTAGAAAAGGTTTTAAACCATTTGGTGAAAAACAAACTTACAAACAAAATTTACAAAATTTAGGTTTAGCTAATGAAAATGCTTTGGTAAATAATTTTACTAATAGATTAGAAAAAATTATGAAAACCAGACAGAGTCAAATACCAGAAGAAGACCTTTATGATTTGTTTGAAAACATTGCAACCGGTAAACAATACGATATGGTTTCAACCCCTATAAAAAAAGATATGCTTGCAGCAATAATGCAAGCTATGCGAAAACGTAATGTTGATGGTAGTGACTTTCAAAACTTTATAGCTGGCATAGCACCTAAAACTAAGCGAGATATTTTACCTAACGATGTACAAAGTTTATTGAAACAAATAGATGAGAGCGATGCTTTTATGGAACAGTTAAGAGGTAAACCTAGCAGCAAAATTATACCATTTAAACCAAAAACAAAAAAAGCAGACGGTGGTCGCATAGGTTTTAAAGATGGTGATAAAGTAGATACAATGTTTGAGCCTAGGTATGATAGTTCATCAGGAGAATATGATATTAAAGGTGGCGCTAAAGTTGGACCTTTTGATATTAGTGTAGGTAGTAGAGGTAATGAAAACTATAACATGGATCCAATTATGGAGTATGAAGCAGGTTTAGATTTACCTAATGACTTTAGAGTAACAGGTGGTTATTATGATGATGCTATAATGGAAGATGGTATGATGTCACCAGAAGATCAAATAAGACTGCAGATAGAAAAAAGATTTAACAAGGGTGGTTTAGTGCCACCACAAAAAGGCCCGGTGTCCAATGGCATGGGAAGTTTATTTAGGAGAAAATAATGGCTATAGATAAAGAAATGATACCAGGCAAAATGCCTACAGATATTCTACCGGAAGACGTAGAACTAGAGGCACAAGATTTAAACCCATCTAACGATATGAATATTGAGATGATGGAAGACGGTGGTGCAGAAATAGATTTTGACCCACAAGCAGAAGCGATGCAAGGCGCAGACCAGCATGACGCTAATTTAGTAGACTTTTTAGAAGACGATATAATTGGTGAAATATCTAGTGACATTTTAGCAGAGTTTGACGAATGTGATTCTTCACGTTCAGAATGGGAACAAACGTATAAAGAAGGTTTAGAGCTATTAGGTTTTAAATATGAAAATAGAGCAGAACCGTTTCAAGGCGCATCTGGTGCAACTCACCCAGTATTAGCCGAAGCAGTAACTCAGTTTCAAGCATTAGCTTACAAAGAATTATTGCCTGCAGGCGGACCAGTTAGAACGCAAGTTATGGGTTTAGAGTCTTCAGAAAAAGTTGCCCAAGCAGCTCGAGTTAAAGATTTTATGAACTATCAATTGATGGTTAACATGAAAGAGTACGAACCAGAGTTTGATCAAATGTTATTTAATTTACCGTTGTCAGGTTCTACTTTTAAAAAAGTTTATTACGATGCAATCTTACAAAGAAGTGTATCTAAATTTGTACCAGCAGAAGATTTATATGTGCCGTACACAGCTACATCTTTAGACGACACCGAAACTATTATTCATCGTGTTAAGATGACTCACAATGATTTAGTGCAACATCAACTAGCTGGTATTTATAGCATGGATGCAGAAATTGGTGACAGTGGCACGTATCAAAACAATGACGTACAAGAACAAAAAAATAAATTAGATGGTACTGAAACTAATAAACACGATGTGCATTCTATTTTAGAATGTCACGTTAATTTAGAAATAGAAGGTTTTGAAGACATCAATCCTGAAACTGAAGAATCTACTGGTATGAAGTTTCCATACATTGTTACTCTTGAAGAGGACACAGGAGAAGTTTTAGCTATTAAACGAAATTGGAAAGTTAACGACCAATTAAAAAAACGACAAGATTATTTTGTACACTTTAAATTTTTACCAGGACTAGGCTTCTATGGATTTGGGTTAATTCATATGATTGGCGGACTTTCTAGAACCGCCACAGCCGCTCTAAGACAACTCTTAGACGCCGGCACCTTGTCTAATTTACCAGCCGGATTCAAGATGCGTGGCATCAGAGTCCGCGACGAAGCGCAACCGTTGCAGCCGGGCGAGTTTCGTGATGTAGATGCCCCTGGTGGAAACCTTAGAGACGCGTTCATGCCATTACCGTTCAAAGGACCAGATGCAACCCTATTACAATTAATGGGTACAGTGGTTCAGGCCGGTCAACGCTTCGCGAGCATAGCAGATATGCAAGTGGGTGATGGTAACCAAGGTGCAGCAGTCGGTACGACCGTCGCGCTCTTGGAACGCGGATCGCGGGTTATGTCAGCAATCCATAAACGTTTATATGCCGCAATGAAATGTGAGTTTATGTTATTGTCAGAAAACTTTGTAACTTACTTACCAGCAATGTATCCGTATGATGTTGTTGGTGGCCAGAATCAAATATTTAAAGAAGACTTTAGTCCGAAGATAGATATTATTCCGGTTGCAGATCCAAACATCTTTTCACAAACACAACGTATTAGTATTGCACAATCAGAAATGCAGATTGCAATGACTAATCCACAGATGCACAATATTTATCACGCGTATCGACATATGTATGAGGCACTTGGAGTTAAAGATATTGATCAATTATTGCCACCACCGCCACAACCTTCGGCATTAGACCCAGCAAGTGAGAATATATTGGCCTTAAATGGTAAAAAGTTTCAAGCTTTTCCAAAACAAGACCACCAATCGCACATGAAAACGCATTTAAGGTTTATGGGCACTACGGTTATTAGAAATAATCCGGCAGCCATGGGCATGTTGCAACAAAATTGTATGGAACACATACTTTTAATGGCAACTGAGCAAGTAGAAATGGAATTTGCACAGCAAAAACAACAAATGGAACAAATTATGCAACAAGTGCAGCCATTAATTCAACAAGCTCAGCAAAATCCACAAATGCAACAACAATTACAGCAAGATCCAAAGATGCAACAGATACAACAGCAAGAAACTAACTTACAAATGCAAATGGAAGCTAGAAAATCACAATTAATTGCAGAATTTAGTGATGACTTTGCAGAAGCAGAAAAAGAAGTCTTGAATCAAGTTGAAAATGATCCATTATTAAAGCTAAAAGACCGTGAACTAGATTTAAAAGCACGTGAAGAACAGGCTCGACAAGAAGAGGCTGAAGAAAAGATTAATCTAGAACGAGCTAAAATGATGCAGTCAAAAGAACTAGCAGAAGACAAAATGGAACAGAATGACGAACATCAAAAACTTAGAGCTAGTGTATCACTAGCAAAAGATGGTATAAAGAATATGCAAGCAACTATTAAACAGGGGAACTAAATGGTTAGTTATTCAGACGCACTAAAAATGATGCAAGGCGGTGAAGATCGCACTGGCTATGCTGACATGATCGACACCTTAGGTCAACCTGGTGATTTGTTAGCACAAAGACGTGCTGAAGCTGAACAACGACGCTCACTTATGGAACTACTTTCTTCACAAGGTGGCGATGAAATTATTGGTGGCGATATTACCGGTGGTAATGTTTTAGGTTCAATTGTTCCTGATGATACTGGTACTATTGAAACCATTTCTGATAATCAATTAATGTCTGGAAGTGTAACTAAGGACCCGTATGCTTTAAATTTAGATGACGAATATATTTATGAAGCAGATGCACAACAACAAGCATTTGATGATTTATCTAATTTTGTTAACCCTGATAATATAGAAGCGGCACTACAATTTGGGGCGCTTGGAGTTCCTGGTATAATTGCAGGTTACGGAATGAATGCAATTAGAAACCCCATACCAGATTCTATGGACGCCGTTGATGATCCTGTTTATAGCGATGCTTTAGACAGTTCTGGTTTTTTTAACCAAGATTCACTTGATAGACAAAGACAAATTAATGATGCGTTTGAAAACGGTACAGAGTTTCCTTATTGGTATAATGAAATGGATCACGAAGGCTCTATAGCAGGTGAATATTTAGCAGACGGTGGCCGTGTTGGAATGCAACAAGGTGGTATGCCAGCACCTGCATTGCTAGGAGTTTCTAGTGGTAGTTTAGGTTTTGGCGGTGGTCAACAAAACATGGCAAATTTCCAAGATGCTATGTACCGACCTCCATTAAACCGACCACCAATGCGAGGGGACCCTGATTTTGTTTCAGGTCCTGGATTTGGTATGCAGCCTACGCCAATGCCTTTTCCAGTCGGTCCTTTTAAACCTATGCCTTTTCAACCATCACCAATGCAAACAGCTGATTTTGATTTTGGTGATTATTTAGGTGGCAGCGATCCGTTTGCCGCGAACTATGATCCGTATGTCAACGCAACGGGGACCGGGGCTTATGATCAATACGGCATGGGCATGACCCAAGAAGATATAAATAAAGTTTTTGCTGATAGCGATAAATTTAGTTTAGCCGCACAAGAAGCTAAAAGAAAAGCTGAAGAAGAAGAAGCTAAGAAAAAAACGGTACCAAAAGAGCGTGGTGGCCATGCTGGCGAAGGAGGAGGTCCTTCCGGAGGTGGTAGTAAGAGTTGTTTTGTTGAAGGTACTCCAGTTGAAATGGCTGATGGCACTACTAAAGAAATTACTAACATTAAAGTAGGCGACGAAACTAGAGGTGGAATTGTAGAAGTAACAATGCAATGTTTACCTGCAAGAATTTATAATTACAAAGATGTCTTAGTATCTGGATCACATTGGGTAATAGAAGACAATCAATTTGTGGCAGTAGAAGATAGTAAACACGGTGTACTTACTGATAGAATTGAACCAGTTTATACACTTAAAACTTCTAAAAATAGAATATGGATTTATGGTATAGAATTTGGTGACTTTGAAACAGGTAGTGATGAAGACTGGGAGCCACATTTTGAGGCTGTTAGACAAAAACTTAATAAACAATTAGATGAAAAAACGCACTAGTCAAAATAATAAAAAAGTAATATAATTCAAAAAACTAAAAAAGGAGATCTAAATGATTGAATCTTTAAAAGCAAAATGGATTGCACTTGGCAAGAAGAAACAAATTGCCGTAGGTGTAGTTGCAGCTATAATTGTAATCGCAATATTTTCATAACATAAATGTGGTTATCACTCTTACCGACAGTATTAAAAACCGGTTCAGCTATATTTGCTAATAAGCAAAAAGCTAAGATACTTATGTCTGATGCTGCTTTACTGCATGCCCAAAAAATGGCTAGTGGTGAAGTTGAGTATCAGGCGCAAGTACGGCAATCAAACGACAAGGGATGGAAAGACGAGTTCGTGCTTTTGCTTGTGAGCGCCCCTGTGGTTTTATTGATCTGGTCGGTGTTTTCAGATGATCCAAACATACAAGAGAAGTTAGATATCTTTTTTGACAAGTTTAGTAATTTGCCTTTTTGGTACCAGAGCCTATTTATCGGTGTCGTCGCTAGTATATACGGATTGAAGGGCGCAGATATATTTAAGAAGAAGTGAAACCAGTTGACTTTCATGATTACTGGGAGCACCAAAATAAACTATTAGAACTTTCATATAAAGAATCTATTAGACAGCGGGAGGAAAGAAGATGCAAGAACAAGACAAGTGTGCCTGTCACACAAAAGAAAAAGAACAATCGGGGGAATGTTGTAAACAAGAAAAGCCCAATGCTCTAGATGAGTTTTGGACTTCACTAGGAGAACCTGATAAATGCAAGAAACCGTAGATCCAGTAAACGTCGTATATAAAGTACAAAAACTACTTAATGAACTTATGGAAAGCAACGCCCAAGTATTACTTGGTGGTGGTGTTGACAATATGGAGAAATATAACTATATTCTAGGCAAGATTCACATAGTGGATCAAATCAAACAGGAAATCTCTAACCTGCTAAACCCAAAGGAGCCAGAACCAGATGATGACAAAGTCACACGCATTAGAAGATAAATACAAAGAAGAAGCTACACAAGCTAAAGAAGAAACTCAAGAAACAAGTTTAGAAAAGTTACCGACCCCGACTGGGTGGCGTATACTTGTTATGCCGTTTAAAGTTAAAGAAGAAACTAAAGGCGGAATTATTATTGCACAAGAAACATTAGACCGAGCACGAGTATCAACGCAAGTTGGTTATGTGTTAAAGATGGGTGATCTTTGTTATGAAGACAAAGAAAAATATCCTACCGGTCCGTGGTGCGTGGAGAAACAATGGGTGATATTTGCACGGTATGCAGGATCACGAATGGAGATTGATGGTGGCGAGATAAGAATGTTAAACGATGACGAGATATTAGGGACGATAGATAACCCGGAAGATATCTTGCACGCAATGTAAACCATAGGAGGATATACTATGCAAGACGAAGACAAAACAATAGACGTTGGCGAAGCTAACGAAGAAGCACAAGAGATTGATCTTGATGCAACGACACCAGAACAATCATTAGAGGAACAAATAGATGTTGAACAAATTAGTGAAGACGATAGTAAGCCCGCGGACACACCTGCGGAATCTGATGTCAGCAAGGATGTTCAAAAAGATGAACTTGGCGAATACTCAGAAGGCGTCCAAAAAAGAATAGCAAAGCTGACACGTAAAATGCGTGAAGCCGAAAGACAAAAAGAAGAAGCTATTTCTTATGCCCAAGCTATTAATGATCAAGCTACTAAATTAAAACAAGGTTATGAATCTTTAGATAAAAGACATTCTAGTGAACTAGAACAAAAAATAGTTACCGGTATGGCCGCAGCTAAGTCTAAATATAAAGAAGCTATTGACGCTGGTGACATTGACGGTCAGGTTGATGCGCAAAGAGCCATTGCCCAATTATCTATGGAAGAAGCTAGATTAGGTAATATTAAAGCAACGCAAGAACAGCGCATGGCAAGAGCAAAAGCTGTTCCCGAACAACCAGTAGCTAATAATCAAATGGCGCAAGGAATGCCTACAACCCAAGAATTGTACCAAGCGGCACAAGAAATTGACCCACAAGCGCAAGATTGGTCCGCAAAAAACACTTGGTTTGGCACCGATAATGCCATGACTTACACCGCTTTTGATATACATCAGAAACTTGTTGAGGATGAAGGTTTTGATCCTACAACCAAAGAATACTATACTGAGGTAGACAAAAGAATAAGGGTTGCATTTCCACATAAATTTGGTAATGTAGAAGAACCTACAACATCTGCACCAGTGCAGAATGTAGCAAGTGCCCGACGTCCAGCAACCAAAGGACGCAGAAAAACTGTGAAACTCACACCATCACAGGTAGCAATTTCTAAAAGATTAGGTGTGCCACTCGAAGAGTATGCGAAACAATTAGCCGCGAAGGAGGTATAAGCATATGACTAAAAAA